TTTAAATTTTAGACCAACTATTTGATTAAATAATTTAGGACTAGGTTTTTTATTGAGTTCAAAAATCATACCTTTAATTAAATAATCTGTTTTTAATTGTTTGTTCATATCTTATTCCTTTCTAATTTAAAACAGAATGACCACGATTATTTAAACATTTTCTATATATTTTTGAATAATTATATTCAGCTTTAGGTGGCAACCATAAGACACTAGGTCGTATATAATAATTCCAAACATATTTAGAACCTTCAACTATTTCATTTGTATTTTCTTTAGCTAAAGTTTTACAATGTTGTAAATCATTAGTTATTTCTACAGATTTACTTTCATTAAAGGTTCCACTTTGACCAGCAGAATCAATAACTGGATTATACGCACAAGCTTGTACGAATAGCATTAAACATAGCAGTTTTTTCATATTTCTCCTTTTCTATTTTTAGCTTTTTTTTATATTCTCTATAACTTTTAGCTTCGATTTTTGGCATGATAGTATAGACTTCATCAAAGTAAGGATTGCTGTCTCCGAAACTCCAATGTCTTTTTCTACTTATTTTATCAATAAGTTTTAATCTTATTTCCTTAACTTTGTCCATTTTTTGATTCCTCTATATTTAGTTTATTTAATTGTTTTTGTATTTCTAGTATTTGCATATCTAAAAATTGTTTCATCTCATAACAGCTTTTTATTTTTCCTGATAGTTCTGCTCTTTTAGATAAGTTTCTTATTTCTGGCATTATATTTATTACTGTCATATTATTACTCCGATTATTAAACCTAAAATAAAAGCTATTATAAAAATGACTATTTCAGTCCTATAATATAAACTTTTTATCATAAGTTCTTCTTTCCATTTTTTTGTTATTATAAATTTATTAAACAGTATCATTATTCTACCTCTATAAATTCAACTGTTAATTTTATTTTATGATCAAAATGTTGAATACTATCATTATAACTTTCTATCATAGGTACTAATTTTTTTAATGTCATACCTTGTGAGTTAAAATGAGCTTCAACATTATGTTTCTTTTCTTTTTTACCATCTTTATATGGATAGTTAAGAGTAACTAAATCTATTTCATCTATGTACATTATTTTTCCTTTACTTGTTTATCGTATTGTTTACCTGCTTTTTTTATTCCTTTTTCATAGTCTTTAAAAAGTATTTTCCAAAATACAGCTAGGTGTCCATATTTTTCTACTTCTTTTAGTTCTGCAAAAAAAGTTTCAGCACCACTTAATATAGCTTGTGCTTCTTTTTGATTTAGTTTTATTGTTACCATTTTTTTCTCCTTATATTATTCTTAATAATTTTAATCTAGTTATATTAACTTTTATATCTTTAACTTCGATTGGTTGATTTATTCTATTATGGCAATCTTGAAAATCCATGTGAGGAAAAAATTTCTTTCCTTTATGTTTTTTCTCTAAGTCTTTAGTAATTGATTTAAAGTTTTTATTTTTCATTATTTTACCTCCTTGTTAAATTCAATTTGAGATTGATGGAAAACTGAATATGATCTAAATTCGTTTTCTTTACCTTCTGAAATCATTCTAGAAAGTTTGCAAATAGCTTTAGAACCTTTAATAACTTTTGCTCCTAATTTTCTAGCTTGATTAAAAGTACAAAAACCACCTTCTAACTTTGTAGCTTCTAACTTTTCAAGATTTTTTCCTGAAAATGGTTGTTTAGTATAAATGTTATAATATTTCATTTTTTTTCTCCTTTTTAGTTATTTGTTAATTCTTAATTATTTTTAAATGTATGTAAACAGTTGAGAACGCTTATAAAATAACACTTTTTTAGCGGTATATTTGAAAATTATAGTTATTTGCCTATTTAGCAAAAAATAAAAAAATAGTTAAATATTCTATATATACTTACACTAGAAGTTAAATAGATTGCAATTATGTTTAAATCGGATAAAAAAGAAATTGAGTGTATTCATTTATGCTCCCTTTCTAGTTATAAATGGGGTAAGTTTTTCGATTTTCTTACCCCACAACTCACAGGAAAAACATGGATAAACGATTCAAAATAGCATCTATGCTACTGGCATATCGCTATGCAAAAAAGAAAACTCAAACAGATATTGCAGATATTTTAAAAGTGACTTTTCAGCAAGTTCAGAAATTTGAAAAAGCTGTAAATAAAATTGATGCAATTAAATTGTTAGAATTTTGTGAAGCATTAAATATCCCATTAAATCAATTTCAAATTGGAGATGCCTATCAAATTTTAGATGGTGCAGATATTTCAATTCTTACAAAAGAAAAAGCAATGTCAAAAATAGATAAACTAGAGGAGAACTATAATGATAAAAGTAGAAGTAACGAAGATATGGTTGGGCAAAGTATCAGTTCGAGAGCATATTTATAAAAAAGCTTTAAGACAAAAAGAATCATTAGGCATAACTCATGGCAAAGAATATATGTTTATTCCTTATGATAAATTAAAAACTGCTAAGAGTTATACTGATCAAACTTTTACGAGTAAGTATAATGGAAAACAATATAGACTTGTAGATTTTGATTGGAAACCTTATAAAGAAGATAATAGTAATCAGGAGAAACTTTTATGAATGATGATTTTTTAGATATACCTAAAACAGATGAAACTCAACAATCTACTCCAGAAGAACAATATTTTAGTAGATCAAAAAATACTTGGTTATATGTTTCTGATATGTCAGATATGCATGTTCGCCGAGCATTTAAAAGATTATTAAGAATGATTAGACTTGGACAATTAATTGAGCTTTCAGATTATGAGGGTCAAACTAATAAAAATGATATAAAAGTTGAATTAAATGCTATTGAAAATCATATATTAAAAATAAGGGATAAATTAAATGACTAAGAAAGAATGGGAAGAACATTGTAAATGGTTAGATACTTTTAGAGGTAAAACTATTACTTCTTATGATAAAACTGGTAATAAGAAAAAAGCCAAAAAAAATTCTTAGTTATTTAGAATTTAAACTTAATAAGGAGTTAAATTATGAAGATACTTTTGAAAAAGATGCTAAAATTAAAATTGAATATGAAAAATATTTAAGTGAAATGGCAGAGTTAAAAGAAGAACATTTTTTTGTTATAGATAAAAATAGAGTTAAATTACATATGAAAAAAAAAGAAAAAGAACGATTTAACAAATTAAGAGAAATAGGTTGTATAGCTTGTTCTAAATTAGGAAAATTTTCAGAGCCAGTTATTCATCATATAAGAAAGCATACTGGAATAGGTTTAAGACCACCACATGATAAAACGATACCATTGTGTCCTTTACATCATAATATGGGAAATGAATCTATTCATTTAGGTAAATCGAAATTCATTGATCTGTTTGGAACAGAAGATGAACTATTAGAAGAAACAAACCAAAAAATCAAACAACTAGAAACAGGAGATATATTTTATGGAGAAGGAAACGAATAAATTTCATGCTTTGCAATTATTTACAGATACTTTCACAGCAGAAACAGTACATTTAACTAATAATAAAATTGGCATTTATATAAGATTATTAAGCTTTGCATGGACTAAAAATGCTAAACCATTTACAACTGAATCAGCATATAGAATTTGCCAATGTATGAATGATCAATGTTGTATTGATGTTTATGAAGTTCTTGAAGAATTTTTTAAGGTTGATCAAGATAACAAAGATAGAAATAAGAAAACTTGGTTTCATAAGCGATTAATACAAGAACATGAATATTTATCTAATAAATATAAGGTTAGAGCAGAAGCTGGTAAAAAAGGTGGTCTAGCAAAAAGAGATTTTGCTACAAGCAAAACTCAAGCACCTATACCTAGTCCTATACCTATACCTAATAAGGATAAATATGATCCTCAATTTGAACAGGCTTGGCAAGACTTATCTAAAAAAAGAGGTTCTAAATACAAGGCTCATGAAATATGGCTTAAATTATGGAGTAAAGGAATATTAAAAGAAACAGATTTTCCTATGCTAATCAGTACCTATAATTCACAGATTAAAGAAATAGAAGATACTAAATTTATACCTCATTTTAGTACATGGCTTTCTCAAAGAAGATGGGAAATATCCGAAGACCAAGACAAAGTTAGAGATATAATTGCTAGATTAGAGAAACTAGGATATGTTCATTATAGCACAGATGGAAATTTTGAAAGATTTAGCAAAGATGGTAAATACTATAAAATAGATAAGTATGATGAAAAACATATGCTTCAATTAGAACAGTGATTAAATATAAATCTATAATTGTAAATAAAAAGAAATATTACTTCTATCAAATTAGATGGTTAGATATTTATGGAGATGCTGGACATAGAAATTTTGAAGAACTAACTAATATGAAACCAGCGATAAAATCAACATTTGCTTTTTTATTTAAAAAGAGTAAAAACTATTTAACAACATTTAGTACATATGATGAAAAAGATGAAGAATTTTCAGATTGTAATGTATTTCCTATTGGTACAATTATCGAACTTAAAAAAATAAACATATGAAAATTGAATTAGTTGATTTAGAATCTTTGGTTCCTTTTATCAATAATCCTAGAAAAAGTTTAAATGTTGATAAAGTCGCATCATCAATTAAAGAATTTGGATTTCAACAACCTATTGTAATTAATAAAGATAAAACAATATTAGCTGGTCATACCAGATATTATGCATCTAAAAAATTAGAATTAAAGCAAGTTCCATGCGTTATTGCTGAATTAGATGATATAAAACAAAAAGCATATAGAATAGCAGATAATAGAGTTGCAGAAGATAATAAATGGGATTTTCCTACATTAAATTTAGAAATAGAATCTTTAAAAGAAAATAAGTTTAATATAGATATTTTAGGTTTTACAGAAGAAGAATTAAAAAAATTTATGAGTTTAGATTCATTTAATCCTACTGATCAAGACGATCAATCGCAAATAGATGAATCATCTCAAAAAACTTGCGAAGATTGTGGAAAAAAATTGGCAGAATAAAGATTTATATATTGATTATTGTTCACAGAAAGCAAGTGAATATTCAGTTTATAAATGGCACTATTCAAGAAGAATGCCTAAATCAAAATTAGTAAGATTTGGAGTATGGGAAAAAGGAGAATTTAAAGGTACTGTAATTTATGGATTAGGAGCTAATAAAAATTCAGGAACTTTTTTAAAATTATCTAATTTTGAATGTCCTGAACTCGTAAGGGTTGCATTAGGTAATCATAAAAATACTGTATCAAAAATTGTTTCTTATACTTTAAAAAAATTAAAAAAAGATTATTCTAATCTCAAAGCTATTATATCATATGCTGATCCCGAAAGAGATCATAAAGGTAAAATATATCAAGCTATGAATTGGTACTATATAGGAAAAACAAAACCACAAATAATTTATTATGAAAATGGAAAAGCTATTCATTCTAAAACTATAAATGATAGAGTTAGAATAGGTAAAATTAGCAAAGATCACAATCTTAAAAGTCGAAAACAAGAAGGAAAACATAAATATGTTTATTTATTTGATAAAAGTTTGTTTAATTTAATTAGAGATAAAATAATTAAATATCCTGCGTAGGCTTTAGAAAGGCTAAATGGTACCCCCATTTAGATAGATGGTGCGATTCCAATCCCTACGCTCCAAACTTGCAAAAGACACAAAAAGGACATAATAATAGAAATATGGCAAGACCAATTAAAAAAGTAGATACTGATACTATACAGAAATTAGCACAAATGCATTGCACTTATGATGAGATTGCAGAATTTTTAGACATATCTACAAAGACATTACAAAGGAATTATGTCCACCTTATTAAAAAGGGTAGAGAGATGGGCAAAATAAGTTTAAGACGAGCACAATTTGAAAAAGCTTTATCTGGTTCAGTTCCTATGCAGATATGGTTAGGGAAACAACATTTAGATCAAAAAGAAAAAATAGAACAAACTAATTATAATGAACCTTTGCCACTTATAATAGAAGCACAAACAGAAAATAATAATGGCTAAACAAAAATTTGTTCATTTTGTACCTAGAGATAAACCCCCTAAAAGACCTGGAAGGCACAAAAAGAGATTAAACAAATCAGAAAAAAGAAGTTATAAAAAATACAATTCACAAGGAAGACCATAATATGCAAGAGCCAATAGGAGAAAATACATTTTTAAAATTAAAAAAAGAAAAAGAACAATTAAAAAATGAATTAGAACAAGTTAAGATTCAAAGAGATATTGCTTTAAAAAAAATAAAAAAAATATTAGATATTATTGATGTTAAAGCGAAGTAATTTTTACCCTAATGGAGAAGTAATTGATTTTTCACTTCCTCAGTCTTTTCAAAAGACTACTAAAGCTGAAGCCTGTGGTAATTGTGGATTGTATTCAAATCGTAGGCAGTTTTGTGGTCGTTGGGGTGCTAAGTTTGTTAAAGATAATTACATATGCCACGAGTGGAGAAAACGATTTTTCAAAAGATAAGTGAAGAATTAGATATTCTTGCTAATCTT